TGCTTGGGTCGATTGGTCATATCCCACCTGCGGAAGCAGAAGCAAATTATTATCGTAATCAAAGCGAGCAGGCCATGTTGGTCTGACTCAAACCAAACAGCCTCCGCGAAACCCGGTGCGATTCAACCTTACCCAGAAAGTCATACAAAAGGATCGATCTTTATTGAGATCATCCTATGGTTCTGCTTCCTATTCCCAGGGGTGATTTACAGCATTTGGCGCCTCACCTCAAAACAACAAGTTTGCCCCACCTGCAAAAATCCTTCGCTCATTCCTTTAAACACACCAGCAGGGAAAAAATACGTGCGTGAATTCGCCCCTGTCCCTGAAAAATCTTCATTTCAGCAAATGACTGATGAACTGGGAACAAGCCCAAGACATCCTCAACACGAAGCAAAAAAGAAAATAACATCATAATCAGCACGTAAAAAAAGCCAGCATTCGCTGGCGTTTTACTTTGATGGAAACCCCACCTAATTATTTAACTATTTGCTTAGGTTGATAACCAGACCAATCCGCAATGGTGTCTGAAAAACCGTGCTTAGACGCGATAATAGTAAATACAAAAAGGGTCACTATGATTGCAGCGATCAGGCTGGCCGCTACATTTTGCCAAACCCCTGTCCAGAATTTATTACCCTTCGTAAGGCGATCAACTGTATCGACATGCAGCTGCAATGCGTCACTCAGCTGTTTATCGTAGAGGGCCTGTATCTCGTCAGCTCGATTTTGAAGCAAATTAACCATCATCTGAGTCATCAAGCTTTCTGCTTCACTGCGATAGCTCTGAATACGAGCTGGGGTATTTGATACGCGATGAAAATCTTTTATCTGCTCATCGCTCGCCTCACTCCCCTCTGCTCGTATTTGCTCAATAAACTCTATCTTTTCTCGTTTATACAAGCCATATGCAACAAGGCCCGATAAATCATCTGGGCCTTGTACTAATTTCTCATAAATAAAATTATAAGGTTTGCTCATGCATGCCTAATAGGGGTCTTATATGCATGCAAAGCCTGACGACCTGCTTCAGCGATGCGATCAGGTAAGGTTTGCTTCATTTCATTCACAACTTTCTGAACGGCCAGTGGCTGACGAGAGAAATCCGGCTTAACACCCGCTATAAGCTTGGCATTGGCTAGGCGAACCTCGGAAACAGTAACAATAATGCGAGACATAAAATGCTCCTCAACTTAAAACACATACTCACTTTTGATAGCTCAAACCCTATTTAGTTGCACAAATAAAGTTTGACACTTCGATCAAAAAGCGAAGCCATGCTATAGCGTAGTGACGAACCCGTCAATTTAGTATAGTTACTTAGCTATTCAGGCGCTTTAAATCGCGATAATAGTTTTCATGTGTACCCAAAGCTAGGAGTAATAAATCGTCCCCGCTCACGCTGTAAGACAAGAGTGTTTCCTGACGGTTTATTTTAAATTTATAGACAAACACCCCCAGTAAATCGCCCTTCTTCGCTTCCCCTATCATAGGGTCGGCAACGATGGCCCGCACGGCATCGTCTAGGCTGGCTTTCTCTTGTGCATGTAATTTTTTGGCTACTTTATCAAACGTTGGGGTCGTGCGAATACGCATCCTTGTTAAACCCCGAATTGATATTCAGCAGTCTGCCCAGCCTCGGCTTGCGCCTTGCCAAGTAATGTTTCTTGAATAAACGGCAGCGGCAAATCTGGGTTTTCTTCCACCATTTTTCCCAAGCGAGCCCAATATTCAATCTGCTTAGGCAAAGAGCGATGCATCACAACAGCATGGGCCCGAGCCAAATCAACCAGTTCATCCGATAATTTCAATGCAGTGGACATGTCACTACTCCTAAATATATAGGTTTTATAATGGCTCAAAAAGAAACCTTTTGCAACCGTTGTTTGCCTAGTCCCTTTTAAACACCGCCACCACATAACTCAGCGTATTAGGATGTGCAGGCCACGGATTTTTGCCGTGAGGATAAACGCCCTTACCCAGCCCATATAAATCCGCATTGGCATGGATATCGCAAATATCACGATCCCTGTGCCGTGGGGAAAGCAAGAACCGCGTGCCGATGCAGCCTGGGGTTAGCTCTGCAGCGTTTTGATAGGCCGTGCCGTGAGCTCGGTTTAGCTCGGTCCTGAACACGCGGGCAGCATTGTAATAGGCGCTTCCGCCCTCTCCCGTCAGTAAATCCCTTGCGGCTTTGGCTATGTTTTTATGTTTGGCGGCATTCATGCCATCGACTGTGCCGCTCTTGCCTCTGGCCAGCATCTCTAGTGCAGCTTGCTGGGCGCTATGGCCACGAATAATGGCGTACTCAATATCATTTAAAAGCCGCTCTTTAGCCCCTCGATCTACCCGCCACAGGCGATCAGATAAACGCAGACCATCGGCCTGCCTGAATTCATGCACAAAGCGCACTGCATCATGATTAATCCGCGAGATAGATTGATTTTCATGAAATGGAGAGCTACCCAGAGCTGCAGCTTCGGGTAGTGTTTTATCCAGTAGCTGATTTTTCTCTTTGGCCACACGGTCTATTTTCTGAATGATTTGCTCTCGCAACGCAGGCAATTGGTTTAATGCAACTATATCGCCATCGATGGCGGCCGCCGCAATCTGCTCTTCAATATCGTCCGCTGCTTGCTGATAAATATCCTGCAATGCAGCCAGCGTTTCAGCGTCTAGCGCGTTCATGGCCGCTTGCGCTGCTAATGATGCCGCTTGGATTTTTTCTGCAATGGTTTGAGTACCTGGCATTAAAACGCCCACCCTAAACGCACGCGAGTTTCTATGCCCTGCTCGGCTTTGTTTAGATCCAGCCCCAGCCGCACACGTCCTAAATCCCGCTCTAGCCAAAGGCCAGGTGCTTGCTGATTAACGCCGTAGCTGGCCCCTACAGCCCAGCGTTTAGGCTCTGTAGGCATACTTTCAGCAGCGATTGGCAAATCGAGTGCGCTGATGATTTCGCCATCGGGGGAGCTGGCTACAACACGGCGGCCGTCATCACCCCGCACCAGCGATAAATCCAAATGCACCGGCCCGCAATCACTGGCCGTCAGCGCCTTAGGCTTGATGGCAATAGAAATACGGCGCTCTTCCTTGCTGCCTGCAGGCAGTAAATGTGGGGCTTTAGGCGGGGAGAGAGTAAGGGCTGATCGCTGAAGCACCAAGCTGCCATCGGCTTGCTTAATCGCTGGCTTGGGCAAAGTATCTAAGGGCACCGGAGGCTGCAGCCATGCGTGCAAGCACAGCAGCCCGACACCGAGGCTGACCATAAAAAGGATGCGTAAGGTTAAAGTTCGGTCTGTCGTTCTCATGTTTTTCTCTCGCACATCGCACGCTCTGCAGCACGGCGTTTCACCAAGCCTGGCAAGACGCGGCCACCGGCGTAAACCCAGCGCGATAATTCCGCGCAGGCCCCAGCGTAATCCACTGCATTTAGCCTGCGCGCAATACCGCTACCGCAGAATTTTTTTCCTCCCACGTTAAACACAAAAGAAAGCATGGCCGCACGCTGGCCAACGGTAAGTGGCGCCTTAATGCAGCGATCGATATCCGCATTTGCCTCAAGTAAATCTTGCTGCAGTAATGCCTGGCACTGCTCTGCCGTATAGCGCTGGCCAAGCCGCACATCAGGGCCTGTATGGCCAACACAGGCTGTGGGAATACCAATAGGGTCTAAATAGGTATGCCGTATTTCACCCTCAAATGTGGTGAGTAGCGCTGCCGCAATAACAGTTGCGGCAGATACCGCTGTGGCGGCAAGGCGCGGATTAATCATCAGCACCATCCCTATCATTAACAGGGAGAGAAGCAGACGCTCGCCAGTGTCTGCGCACCAGCCATGCAATCTGCAACAGTAGATAAACGAGAGTAGCAAGCTGGATCCAGTCATTCATAGACCAAGATCCAAACCCAGACAGCAGGAGCGTCAGGGCAGTTTTTGCGGAGACCGCAGCGGGAGTGTCGTCTTTAAGCATGGTTAGGATCTGGCTATGGATTTCCACCATCATCTATGCGAATGACAAGCTTAAAAAGGCACCAAAGCCGCCTAAAAACAAAGCGCCCCGCTCGTTTGAGCTAGGGCGCGGTGTGTGAAGCAGTTATCTACAGGTTTTCCACAGAAAACAGTGGGTAAGACCATTTTCCTGCCGTCAGGAAAATGGTCTCTCGCTAACTAGCGATGTGAGTACCACTATCCCCTTTGCGACCATTCCCCGGCGTGATTTTCACATTGGGAATCGGGTCCTCACTTGGATACGGGTCCATATTTTTAGCCTCCCACTGCCTACGCTTCTCTACCGTTGCAGCGTCATAGCCCAGCTCCTCATCAACCATGCCCTGCGGCAGGCCAACCGCACGCAATTTCAGCGCGCGATCGACTGTCTGGCTAAGCGATTCAGTACGGCGCTCGGCGAAGCTGATCGTGAAATCAAATGCATCTGGGTTCAGGCCGCGAAATAAGAGCTGTAATCTAAATGCTTGGGCGTAACCAAAGGCCAGCGTGTCTTGCAGCACATCCACTTCATCGTAATAGTCGCGCTTCAGGTCTTCTAAAATATCCCGCGCCATGCCATCGGTGTAACCCATCAGGCCCTTAGGCAGGGGCGAGCCAGCAAAGAAACAATCCATCAGATGCACCACATCACCGATCTGGTCCAGATTGGCATCGCCCTGTAGTGGTGTAACGCCGCCTTTTCTATTGCTGTAGTAATCCGTCACTACGCCATGCGCTTGATCAGCTTCTACTGCGGCGCGATATGCAGTTAAAGCCGTATCATCCGCCCCTTCCAAAACATGAGCCATACGGAGCGGCGCTCGCATGCGGCGGCGTAGAACTAAGTCTTCTTCGGTCATGACTAGCTTTTGCCAAGCGCTGCGGCTGGCATCTAAAAACGGACGGCCCATGCTGCCATAATCATCAAAATTATCTGGATCAAAACGCAAAAGGAGCAGTTGCCACAGCGGGAATGTGGCGAGGGCTTTGCCTGTCTGTAAATCAAACTGCACATAGGCCTGCGCTGGGTCGGCAAACCGGCCCGAGGCCCCCACATTGGGCTTGATTGTTTCGCTCGGCATGCGCACGGCTGCGGTAATATTCATTTCATCATCCAGCACAAACTGAAGTGCCAAATTGCCTTCTTTCACCAAACCCTGCGCGTCTGATTTCAGCTTTTCAACCCTATTGAGCTGTAGCCTACGCTGGAATGATTTCCACTCTTTAGCGATCACATCACTAGTTTCGGCCTGCTGCAAGACCAAACCGCCCTTTACCGTATCGCGGGCAATTTTGCTGTGAATACGCTTTACCCGGCCATCTCGCCTATCCATATCCCGGATATGCAGAATTGTTGCCCGCAAGCAGTAATCTACCTGCAGCGTGGCATAGAGGCGCTTGGCCTGATCTTCTGGCGTGGCACGTCGGCCAGATTCCGTAGTTGGGCGGGTTTCTTCACCGGGCTGATGCGTATCCGCTGTGGGCTTTTTAGCAAACCATCGATCAAGAATTCCCATGCACCACCCCATTTACCGTTACGTTTTTAATTGCTCGCAGCCCGTCCACCATGCCCAGGCTATGCAGCTCTTTTAAGAAATCCATCGCTTCAGGGATATGCTCTTTGACCAGCGCCACCCGTACAGCTACTGCGGCTTTTTCTTTTCCAGTCAAAGGCGCAATCACTGCTGCTGGCTGATTGCACTGAGTGGCCTGCCGAGTAGAACCCTTATAGATACTCATTTTCTATCCCGCTGAGCCAGACACTCAACAACGGGAATACCCAGCACTCGCCGCGCTCTATCGCGCACTTCTGGAGTCACTGCCCAGCCAAAAGCCTCCGTCTCTAAAAAAGCCTCAGCAAAGAGAGTTAACTCAGCAATCCGCTCTTGTTCTGTCATGATCCCAACCCCATTAATTGTTCCCGCGTTTGCACCCTGCTTTGAATCACTGTTGGCGCGCTCACCTGGCCCCGCGTCACCAGTGCCCACACACCAGCACAGGCCGCATCAAATAAGTCATCACCGATTTTGATATCAGCCATTTTGTAACTTGAATAGCCAGCCTTGGTTGGCTCGCTCTTAATATTGGAAAGCTGGCGCACTAAGGTCATCCAGTCCGCATTCGTCGGATCTTCTTCATCAAAACTTGGAATGGCCGCTTGCCTGTTATGAAATGCAGCGCGCAGCGTGCTGGCCATGCTGTGTTTAACCATGCCTTGAAAGCGAATCGGCGCGAATGGCCACTCTGTCCAGGTAGTCGCCGTACTCTGGCCATCACCAATAGTGCGGCGATCGATATGCGTTAAGCCTTTCGCATAAAGCCTATCGTTTAGGCTAGTCATCATGCCGATACCGAAGGCATCGCCCATGGCGTAATCCGGCCTAAAGTAGTCCCACAGGCCCAGCAGATCGTCTTCAACCACTCTGTCATCGGTGCCAGCTGGCCAAGTGCGGCAATAGATAATCACCACGTAATTGCCAATCTGCTCTGTAACCACAAGCGCGGATTTAGACGCCGTGGCACTCTCGCCATGCCCGCTATGGTCATAACCAAAACTTAAAAGGCCACGCTTCTTATAACGCTGCCCAGGCAAAGGCCCCGCCGCCTGCAGATTAGCAGAGAGACCAGTAGCAATGGCAAGCCGGATATACTTTTCCCAGATGTAATTGGTGGAGCGGGTATTGATGCAGAGAAACTGCCGAATCCACTCTGATTCGGTCTGCTGAGCGCGCATATCCAGCGCCCAAGATTCATTCAAAATGCCCAGCTCTATACCCAGATAAATATCAACCGCCGATAGCATCACGTACTGGCCGTTATCTAACAGCGCCTGCAGCACATCAGCGCCTTTATAAACGCCAGTAATACGGATTTGCGGCTGAAATTTAGTTGTGGAGTCTGCCCCTAAGCGGCGGGCGGAACCCAGCATGGGCAAGAAACGGCTCATTAAGCGGTCTTGCGGGCAATCATCCACTTCATCGATCGACGCAAAGCTGATGGCATCGCCATCAATCTGGCTCATGATCCCGAAAGCAGTGGCTTTGCTGCCATTGGCAAACTGGTACTGCGTGTCCTTCATTTGCCTGCGGCCATTCTTTACGCCGATATAGGCCGTCAACATTTCAGAACGGCGGATGGCCTCTAGGTGATAGCCCAAACCAATCTGCGACTGCTGCAAACGAGGTGCCACAATCCCCTCTTCTTGGTGCGGCGTCGTCGCTAAAAACTGCAGCGCATAAAGCTCTTTAACCGTCGTTTTACCTGTACGGCGGCAAGACACGTCGATTGAATTTGGATTGTTGTCCATCTCAATGCATTTGAGCACCTGCATAGGGTCAAGCTCAACACCATGCACATGCTTATGCCACAAGGCGTGCGGGCGCATTCCGGTCGCCAAATCCACCCGGCCGTAACGCATGATTTCGATCTCGGCGCGGTTTTGAACAATCACCCGCTCCCGAGCGCTAATGCGCTCATTCGCCAAAGTGCTGCCCTGTTTCAGCATGCACAGCCTGCAGGCCCGTAAAGGTTTGCCAGCGCTGCACAATCACATCCACATAGCGGGGGTCCAGCTCCATTAGCCGTGCATGGCGGCCCAGTTTCTGGCAGGCAATCAAAGTACTGCCGGAGCCGCCAAACAGGTCCAAGACAATATCGCCGCCACGGCTGCTATTACTGATGGGATAACTCATCAGCTCGACGGGCTTCATCGTGGGATGGATATCATTGCGGGAGGGGCGATCAAACCGCCAGACTGTGGTTTGTTTGCGATCGGCATACCAGCGGTGAGAGCCGGTCGGCTTCCAACCATAGAGCACCGGCTCATGCTGCCAGTGATAATCCTGACGCCCCAATACCAGCGATTGCTTTAGCCAAATGCAGCACTGCGCCAGCTTAAAGCCAGCATCTAGCATCGCCTTTCTAAAGTTCATACCCTCGCTATCGGCATGAAATACATAAAGGCCCGCGCCATCTTTAGCAAAGGCAAACATCCCCGCATAGGCATCGAGTAGGAAACGATAAAAATCACCATCTTTCATCGCATCATTTGCAATCGTCAGTTTGTCTTTAGTTTTACCCTCATAAGCCACGTTATAGGGCGGATCAGTCACCACCAGATCAGCTAAATAGCCATTCATCAATGTGGCGATATGATCCAAATTGGTGCTATCGCCACAAAGCAGACGGTGCGGCCCCAAAATCCACAGATCGCCAGGCTTGCTATATGCCTCATCAGGCACCGCTGGGGCTTCATCCTCATCACATAGCCCTTCTTCATTCAGCTCAGGCAAAAAGCGGGCCAGATCTTCTTCATCAAAGCCAATCAGCGATAGATCAAACTCCATATCCCGCAAAGCGCCCAGCTCAATTTCTAACAGGCCCTTATCCCAGCCAGCATTCATGGCCAGCTGGTTATCTGCAAGGATATAAGCCCGCTTCTGTGCCTCGCTCATATGCGATAGCTCAATCACGGGGATCTCGCTCATATTGCGCTTGGCAGCTGCCAGTACCCGGCCATGCCCCGCAATAATGCCGTTTGTGCCATCTACTAAAACAGGATTAGTCCAGCCAAACTCATCAAATGAGCGGCCAATTTGCTCGATCTGCTCTGCAGAATGGGTGCGGGCATTATTTGCGTAAGGGATCAGATCCGCGATCGGGCGGTATTCAATATAAAGCTTCATTTTTTTACACCAAGGATGTCTTTGATACGCTGCTGAAGCGCTGATTTAGCAAAGGGGTGGACGCTGCCATCCGGATAAATCAGATGTAAGGCAATGGCACGGCGCAGCAATACTTTAGTGGGGCCAATATCAAGGCCAGCCAGAGATGCAACGTCAGCCTCGCTATATTTGACGTAGGTCCACAAGCATTTCCACTCTTTAGGCTCAAGCTCAATAGGCTGCACAAGCTCAATATTTGGCCAGACGGCAATAATCTTTTGCAGACCTCGGTCTTCAAGCATGAGTAAGGTTGCTTCGATTTCCCGAGCCTCTTTTGCCCGGATATCTGCAATAAGGGTTTTAAAATTCACTGCCCACCACCGTTTTCCCGCCGATATTCAATCAGCACCGGATCACGGGCGGCATTAGCCTTGGCTTTGCCCATCTTTTCAACGAGGGCAGCCAGGCTATTAGCTTGCTGAGTCATAAAGTCAGTAACCGCCTCGCGCTGATCTCCGGCGTTTTTAAGCTGCCCCATGTCCTGGGCTTTTTCATCGACAATCTTCGGTGTCATGCCCAGATCAGCCATGCTCATATTGTTGCGGCTCAAGAATTCGGCCAGCGGTTTGAGTAGCGGATGGGCCTCAATATTGATGATCTGCGTTGTTTCGCCAGTCTGCGGATCAGCAAACTGCGCTAATTTCAGATTGCCCTCCTTATCGGTAAACCACTCTGGATTTCGAATGGCAACGCCATCAGCGAGAATGGTCTGCAGCATCTGCTGCACCATGGCCAAGGTGGCGGCCTGCATGCCGCTGAAAATCCCTGTGAGGTGCCGTGGGTCTTTTTGCTCAAAAGCAGCATGGGTTTTCATAAACAACATGGTTTGCTTTTCGCAGGCAGGCTGAGTAGCGCAGTAATCGCGGTCTACTTTGCAGCCAGAGCAAAAGGCATAGCCATCAGGCTTGGCAGGGAAATAAGTCGCTGTCTTAGCTGCTAGGCCATGGCGCATGGCATTAAAGCGCGTGCGCAGGGATTCTTCTGACGTGGGGTGGCCTTGCAGATTGGCGGCCGTTGCGGCTTTGCCCTCAGCAGTCTTAGGGCCAGTGGCATTCTTCCAAGCTTTAAAGAGGCTTTTTTCAAACGAAGCCTGTTCGACATCGTTTTTACAATACGGGCAGGGAGAAAAGTAGCGAAACGGGTGATGCTCAAGCTCAGGCGCATCGATCACCTGCGCCGGAGCCACCTTGAACGTATGGCTGCACGGGGCGCAGCGGAAGGTAATGCGAGCAACAGGAAGGGAAAGATTATGTTTAGCCATGCTGGGCATATTGCGCCAGCAGGGCAAGTCAAAAAAGGCACCAAAGCCGCCGTTTACGCGGCTTTGCTGATGATTTTGCTAATGCGATCGTTAGATAGGGATATTGCGTAATGCTCTTTCATGGCCGCTTGAATCTGGAGCGAGCTGGCCCCTTTTGCAGCCAAGGCTTTGATATGCAAATCGCGCTGGTAGCGCTGCCAGCTTTTAAACGGCCTGCAGCGCAGCAACAGCATGCCAGTATCGGTACGCGGCACATCATCCGCACGATCAACCTCGCGCCACATCTCTAAAAACGCATCGACGCCGATTTTTTCCGCGACGCGCAGCCAAAACGGCTGCAAGCCCATTTTGTCGAGATTATCCAAGCGCGGATCGCGCGGCAAAAGTTTGAAACCAGTGCAATTCTGTAGGTACCCACCTCCCCCAAGGCCGAGGGCTGATCGCCTATGCCGACCCCCCACCCCTAGCGACCCTAGCTCTTCCCTGCTGACTTCCCTAAATGCACTGCGCACTTGTACGGTGTTGCTCACTCTTCACGCCCCTGTTTACGTTACCTGATCCATTGCCCACTGCGCTTTCCTACAGGAGTACGCAGTGGTCTTATTTTGAGTTAGCCCGATATTGTAAGCGTTTTGGTAAGGATGGCTGAACCCCCGTCAACCCTAAGCTTTCTTCTTTAGAACAGTGGAACTAGATACGGGCTATTAAATTTGTACACATCAACTTGAAACCGAACTGTCCTTCTTTGCTTTCAAAAACTCACCACCTCCTTTACCCTGCTCAGATAAAAAGATCGGACTTAGTGTCCAGCTCGAAATTAATCATCTATATCTGACACCAGTTTAACTACGGGCTTGATCTCACCCGCAAGTAGTAGATCTGAATAAATTGCCTGAGCCATCTCATAGTTAATAATGTGCTTATCATGTGGTACTCCAATCACAAACACAGAGATTTCCTTAGGTGAAAACGAAAAACTTTTAGGCAGTTTTAGCTTTTTTTTGGCATGACCATCAGCTCCATTGCACTGATCACAGATGATTGTCCGTGGAAACCTAGACTGCCCATTAGAAAAAAATTCAACCGAGTGATCATGATGTTTGTGAAGTGGTGCCACCCAACCTTGAAATGGGCTTGCACTATTGGGAAACCGAGTTGTCCACCGAAGAGTTTGAAATTTGGTTCGATGACATACCGGACACTGCCAATCAGGACCAACCTCCTCCCACAAAAGGGGAGTATGCGCACCTTTGTACGCAAGAAAATCATCAAGACTAGGAACACGCCTTTTCATAGATACCTGACCTTTGAAATAAATAGCACCCTTCAATTTATACCTGCCCCATTCGTTTTAATAACTCAGAAGCTGGCGTACGAATTTTTGCCAGTGGATTTGCCCGATCAATGGTTTCGGTCTTCTTTTTCATTGCCAGGTGCGTATAGATCCGGGTGGAGTCTGCTGACGAATGCCCCATCAGCTCGCCGGTTTGGTTTTCTGGCACATCGGATTCGGTCAGCTCGGTGCCAAAGCGGTGGCGCAAGGCGTGCGGGTGGAGCTGATCCTTTGGGACTCCTGCCTTTAGGCCGTGCCGAATCACAATACCCTGCACGCCTCGAGCAGAAAGCCGACGACGCTCGCCAATGAACTCATGCGCGGGAATGCGGCGGTTATTGGTAGAAACAAACAGCGGCTGATCGCCATTAGCCAGTGCCGAATCAATATCCACATGATCTTCGTGCTCCATATAAACCCGAAGCAAAAGCTCGGCCTCACGCGGCAGCGGCACCAGCCGCTCCTTCTCACCCTTCTCAAATGTCCGCACCGATAATCGCGGCTGGCCATCCACCGTAAACGGCACCAAGCTGCTGCGGTTTAATGCCACCAGCCCCGCCAGGCGCAGCCCGCAACCAATTAGCACTGCGAACAGCGCAGCATCACGAATCCCCTCAAAGGTTGCCAGATCCGGGGCAGAAACCAGCCGCTCTGCGTTTGATAGCTCAATGACTCGCGGTAGCGGTTTTCCTGATTTGGGGTATGGCAGGCTTTCTGCAGGGTTTTTCCCGCTGATATGACCAATGCGATGCAGCCATTTATAAAACTCACGGATGCAGGATATATACGGGATCCGGCTACGGGCATGCAGCTGAAATGTTTTATTTAAATACATGCCGGTAAATAGCAGCAGCTGCTGATCATCACACTCACGCGGATCTTGCCCCTTTAGCCAGGCACCGAAGCGCGACAAAATATCGCCATATGCCTGAATCGTCCGTACAGAGCAGCCATCATTCATGCGTTTGTACTCTAAAAAGCGATCCTTGAAAGAATCCATCAT